GATCGCCCTGCCGGACACGCGCGATACGAACGCCGCCGTTCCCGGTCCGCTGGAAAACGGCCTCGTCCAGATCGGCGGGTTTCATTTCGCGCCGGGCGGCAATGCGGCGGCGCGGGCCGGCGGAGACGACGTCCCCGCCATCAATCCGTTCTCCGTCTGGGACCTTTCGTTCCGACCCTCCTGCCCGGACCCGCGCGGCATGTTCGCGATCGTCCTGCCGGACGGCAGCCGTTCATGGATCGACATCTACAAACTCGGCGTCGATCATCTGAAGGACGGCACCAGCCGCTGCGGCGTCACCATCGCCGACGGCGAGAGCCTACCCGGCCGCGTCGGCGGCAATGGCAAGGTGGCGCGGCTCGATTTCCCGACGGCGCAGGAGATCCTTGGCCATCACGGCAAGCAGTTGCTCACCTATGACGAGTTCCGCGGCGCCGCCTTTGGCGTGACGGAAAAGACCGCGACCGGGAAAGATCCGAAGGTCACGGGCCTCGACGCGCCGCGCACCAGCCGTTTCGGCATGATGCAGGCGACGGGCAATCTCTGGGACTGGGGAACGGACGGCGATCCGGACAGCCCACGCGCGTCGATCTTCGGCGGCTACTGGTGGCACGGCGGCGACGCCGGCTCCCGCTTCGCGGACCTCGACGCCTGGCCGGGCGACTCGGGCGGGAGCATTTCCGCGCGCGGCCGCTGCGATCACCTGCGGCCTGAATAGGCCGCGCGAAAGCGCGGGCTGACCCGACATGATCAGGGACGCTCACATGCACGCGCCGGGGCTGGCGATCGTCGAGAAGCACGAGCAGACGATCGCCTATCTCTATCCGGTCATCCAGCGCTTTCCGCGCCGGCACGGCGTGGCGCGCGACGCGTTCCTGAATGTCCTGTTCGATCAGGTCACCCTGCTCCATCAGGCGGCCAAGTCGGGCCAGCCCTCGAAACTCTACGCGGCGGACGCGAACCTCGCGACGCTGCGCTTCTGGTTGCGCTTCACGGCGGGTCCAGCCGTCCGGGCCATCACGCCGCGCCAGCACAGGGCCGCGCAGGCCCTTGTGGCCGAAACCGGCGCCATGCTCGGCCAGTGGATCAAGACCGCGAAGGGCAAGGGATGAACGGGGTAGAGATGCCACGCGCGTCGATCTTCGGCGGCAACTGGTGGAACGGCGACAACGCCGGCTCCCGCTACGCGAACCTCGACAACTGGCCGGACAACTCGGACAGGAACATTTCCGCGCGCGGCCGCTGCGACGATCCTTTTCCGGCGCGGCCGAGGTCACGGCCCGGCCGGCCCTTCACCATGCGGGAAGTCCCGCAGGGGTGGTCGGCCCGTTCATCCCGCTTCGGCGAACACACTTCTGGGTCCGGCAGAGCGGGGAGTAGCGCCGTCAGGCGTCGAAACCCGCGGCCGGCACGCGAGGCCGCCATGGGCAAGAAACATCGCAATCTCATCGACAGGATCACCGCCGACGCCAACATGATGGAGGCGTGGCGCCTCACCCGGCGCGGCCGGCGCCTTGCCGCATCCGGACTGGAGTTCAAGGAATACGCCGTCCTCAACCTGCACCGCCTTGCGGCCGCGATGCGCGACGGCAGCTATAGCGAGGGCGAGCCGACGCGGTTCCTGATCTGGGACCCGAAGCGCCGCGAGATCGCAGCGCTCCCGTTCCGCGACCGTATCGCACAGCACGCGCTCTGCGCCGTCATCGGCCCGATCTTCGACGCGACACTGCTGCCCAACACCTTCGCCTGTCGCGCCGGCAAGGGGACGCATGCCGGCGTGAAAGCGGTCCAGTCGGAGCTGCGCCGCCGGCAGCGGGCGGGAGGCGCAACCTGGGTGCTCAAGACGGACTTCTCGCGCTACTTCGCATCGATCGACCGGGCCGTGCTCTGGCGCATGATCGAGGCCAAGATCAGCTGTGCCGCCACGCTTCGCCTGATCGAGGCGATGATCCCGCGATCCGGCATCGGCCTGCCGATCGGCAGTCTCGTGTCGCAGATCTTCGCCAACGTCTATGGCGGCATCGTCGACCGTCATCTTCAGCAGGACCTCGGCGAGCGCTTCTGGTATCGCTACATGGACGATCTCGTCGTGCTCGGCGATTGCCCCGACCATCTGCGACGGGTGAAGGCCTCGATCGAGGATCTGTCGCGGCAGCAACTCGGCCTGCGCTTCTCCAAATGGTCGATCCAGCCGGCATCGCGCGGCGTCAACTTCCTCGGCTATCGCATCTGGGCCAGCCACAAGCTGCTGCGCCGCGATTCCGTCAAGCGCGCCCGCCGCAAGATCGCCGCCATGCGCGCGGCCGGCGACGGCGAACGGCTCGCCCGCTTCCTCGCCGCATGGACCGGTCATGCCAGTTGGGCCGACAGCCATAATCTGCTCAAATCGCTCGGGGTGGCAGAATGAGCGCCCGGCCGAAACGTGACGACCTCGCCCCGACACTTGATGAACTGCCGATGTTTGCAACGGATCGACAGATCGCCGAAGCCATAGTCGGCAAGGACGCCGCCGAAAAATGGATGCGGGAGCGGTTGCCGACACTTGCCAGCAAGCCGGGTTTCCCCAAAATAGATGAGTTTCATGGCGGGCGCCCCGTCAAACTCATCGCCAAGTTCTATGACGATTATCTCGGAACCGCGATCAGGGCGCCATCAGTGGCTCGCGGCGTGGAGGACGTCAGCGCATGGAAACCGTCAAAGCGCCGGGCCTGAAGTGGCGCAAGCTCGCCAGCGGTCTTTCGCCTGTTTGGGTTGCCGACGAGTCTGCGGTCGCCGCTGGCTACCAGCCAAAAACCATGAACCTGAAGCATCTGGCCGGCGATCCCGAGATGCTTGTCGCGCAGTGCAATGCACTCCAGGCCGACATGATTCTCTGGCGGACAGGCTACCGCCGAGATCCTCTGAAGTTCGATGGCACCATCCGATCGCTGCTGGACATCTACGAAACCCATGAGCGCAGCCCGTACCGGTCGCTGAAGCCCGGTTCACGAAAGCCCTACAACCATGCGAGGCCATATAGGCGCGCGGCACATCGACGACGTGACCGGCGTCGACATTCTCAACTGGCACGTCATCTGGTCCGAGAATGGAAAGCATCTTGCCGCCGCCGCGATGGCGCGCGCGGTTCTCGAAGCCGCCATCAGTTTCGGCGTGATGCTGAGAAAGCAGGGATGCGCGGAGCTTGCTGTCATTTTCCGCGAAACGCGCAGGAAGCTGCCGGCGCCAAGATCCCGCAAGGCCGTGCTGACGGCTGAACAGGTCATCGCGGCGCGCGCGGCCGCGCATGCGGACGGTCGCCCTTCTTGTGCTCTCGCCTATGCCCTCGCCTTCGAAACCACGTTACGGCTATGGGACGTGATCGGACAGTGGTATCCGATGGACTGGCGCGAGGTGTCCGACATCATCAGCGCCGAGCGCAAGCAGAAGTGGCTCGGTGTTCGGTGGGAGGACATCGACGAGAAGATGCGCATCACTTACACGCCGTCGAAGACCGCTACCCGCACTGGAGCGACGATCTCTTACCCGCTATCGCAGGCGCCGATGGTGATCGAGGAGCTGAAGCACTGGCCTGCCGAGAAGCGATCAGGCCCGATAGTCGTTTCAGAGAAGACTGGAAAGCCCTACCGGGAATTGCCATTCCAGAAACGGTGGCAGAAGGATCGAAAGGCGGCCGGCATTCCAGCGGCCGTATGGGCTCGCGATCTTCGCGCCTCCGGCATCACGGAAGCCCGCGCTTCGGACGTGTCGACCGACGATGCGGCGAAGGTCGCCGGTCACAGTTCCACCCGCACGACCGGCGATTATGATAGGGCCGTGATCGAGGCCACGAACAGGTTCGCAGCGGCTCGCCTGCGCGAACGTGAACGTAGCGGTAACGGGAGCGGTAACGGGCGGTAACGCGCTGCCCTCAAAGCCTTGCGCCACAAGGCGCACAAAATGGAGATGGTTAATACCCCCTTTCGGCCAAGCTATTGATTTTACTAAAACACGTTACCGCTCTCGGACGCTGACACCCGTCCGTCAGAGCGCTCGCTGACCATCCGGATTTGCGCCGCCTGCGCTCGTCCGGAGCCCGGCCGGGGCAAATCCGCCCGTTGGGGAGTCAGCAATGGACATTCATGAAATCTGGATTCGGCTCCTGACCGCTGGCCTCCGGGAGCTGACGGAAGGAGATTCCGAAATGGCATATAAGGCCAGC